GAGATTTTCTTGGGCGAGCGCACGCTGGCCAGCGCCAAAAAGGCCTACCGGATATTGGATCCGACACGCCTGTCGGAAATACAACCCGGATGGGCGACGGGGGGGTAGGGTCATGGAACAGCCGGTTGATCGAGGGGCTATCGGTGCAGGGGTTTAACGGAGATCGGAGCAGCATTTTGGGTAGTCCACCGCCAGCGACGTACGAGCAATTGTTCAGGGAATATTGGGGTTTTACGGTCAATCTCGTGCGCAAGAACGGGATCTACGAATCATCGTGTGAGGACGTGGCACAGGCCATTCTGGTCCGGTTCGTGGAGCGGGACTTCCTGACTGTCTACAATCCGCAGCACGTCACAGAGCGCGGCGGCAAGCGCAGGTTCGTGACGTTCAAGGCGTTCCTGTCGGCGTTCGTGCTGACGTATCTGCGTCACCACCGGGGCAAGCAGTTGCTCAACCTCAAACGCGAGCCGTTGCTCTGCGACGAGAGTCTGGATTCGGGGGTGCCGTGGATCGGGGTCTATGGGCCGGAGACACCGGACTTCGCTGATAGTGTGGTCGAGGAGTTGGCGGCGTTCGACCGGATAATGAGAGTCCGCAGTCGGATGGAGGAGTTGGGAGCCGCCGAGTTTTTCGATCTTGTTCAGGAGATCGTGGAAACCACCGGACGGGTGTCCGTCGCCGCGTTAGTGCGGGAGACAGGGATGCCTCGGACGGTGGTTTCGTCGTTGTTGGACGTAGTGCGCGAGGAGATGGCGCAGGTTGCGTGAGGCTCCGGTCGGGTTCGCGGACGTAGTTGCTCAGGTGGTCGATTCGTCGGCCTCTGCGACGTTGTTGCTGGGGCCGGAGGGCATCGGTAAGGCTATGGCTGTTCAGGTCGTTGTAGAGCGTCTGGCAGCCTCCTACGACCGGCGCTGGTTGGACAAGAGCGGGGTTGATCAGGTTCGCGAGGTCGGACGGTTCCTGTCAGTCGGAAGTGTCAGCGGTCGTAAGGTCGTGGGCATCGACGTGGACGGGGCGTCTGAGGCGGCACAGCAGGCACTACTCAAGATTCTGGAAGAGCCGCCGCGAGGCGCACGGTTCGTGTTGTCCAGCAGTGGATCAGCGTTGCCGACCGTACGAAGCCGGTGCGAGATTGTGGTGTGTCCACCGCTGACGTTCGATCAGGTGGTGGAGGTTCTGGTCGCTCAGCATCAGTGGACAGTGATAGCAGCGCGGACGGCGGCAGCCCTGTCGGGCGGTCGGGTGTCAGTAGCACTGGCATGGGGTGATGTGACGACGACTCGGATGCAGGTTCTCGGGGCGGTCAAGGCGTTGGGGACTGGGGATCGTGACGTGTGGGGCAGGGCAGTGCGGGAGTGGACCCCGGCGTGCTCGGAGTTGTTCAAGGTGTGGGCGGTAGAGCGGATCACCGGACGGTGGTCGGTGTTCACTGATAGGGATGCGTTCGGGATTCCGGTCGGCGTTGCGCGCGATGTGTTGGTTCGGTTGTCGGCCGGGAGAGCGCGAGCGCGGGTGGCGATACATGGGTTGGATTCAATGGTGAAGGGCAGCGCAGGATGGGGTTCCAGAGCGATTACGACGGCTTGATCTACCGGGATCCGTTCCCGGCGCGGTACGCGACACGCTGCGAGGTCGCTCCTGATCACGAGATTCACCCAGGCGATGAGATCGCAATGGTGGCTGAGGAGGACGGTGACCCGTTGGGCTACGGATGCCCGGTGTGTTTGGCAGAGATTCGGGCGGCACGAGCGCAGGCGTTTCGGCGGCAGTAGTGGCGACGTATGCACAATGGGCCAAGGCGAAGAAGACCCCCCGGGTGTCGTGGGTCTGCGGGTCGGACGCGGTATTGGTTGGTGCCGTAGTCACTGATATCAGGACGAGGGTTGGAGCCGACCCGTTGGACTTGCAGTCAGTCGTTGCAGGCGACATACCAGTCACAGATATTTGGGCGGCGCTCAATCAGTACGGGATGGATCCAGCGGCGCGGAAGTTCCTGTTGGTCCGGCAGGCACAGCGAATCAAGGACTGGGAGCCGTTGGCCGATTGGTTGAAGCGGTCTCGGCAGATGCCGTCGATGTTCGTGTGTTTCGTCTCTGATGATGAGGACTTCCCGGCTCACGACGGCAAGGACGGCAAGCGGGTTCTGGATTCTCCGGTCGCTGATATCAAAGGTCGAGGAGCGATAGTCCGCTGCGCAGGGTCGGAGACGGAGTTAGCGGCGTACGTGGCGACCAAGGTCGAGGTCACCCGGCCGGTACTTCAGGAGTTGCTGACTCGGACGGGCTACAGCAGCGCCAAGATCAAGGACGTTCTGGACAAGGCCGCAGCGCTGGGACTGCCGGTCACGCAGGAGGCGGTACGAGCGCTGAGCGCGGACTTCGGGGCCGATGACGTGGTGTCCGCGCTGTTCTATCGCAGGATTCCGGAAGCGTTACGGCTGGTAAGCGGCATGGACTCATCGGAGGCGTCACGGGTGATCGGGACATGTTCGACGGTGCTGGACTACATGGAGCACTTGTACCCGGCTGTGATCAGTGGCTCGCCGTTGTGGGAAGTCGTGGCGCGCGGTCAGGTTCCTGACTATCCCGCGCGTATCTGGTGGGGGGCAGCCAAGCACTTCGACCCGATTAGTAGAGAGAAGGCGCGAACCGCTTTGGTTGTCGCAGATCAGGGCGCGAGCGTCGGCGGCGTTGGGGCGTTGGAAGCCCTCGTTGGTCTGTGGTAGGGAGCGAAGCGTTGGCACAGTTCAAGGTTTATTGCGATGAGTGGACAGTCGCGTTTGCGTCCAGTGCGCACGGTCAGGCAGGCAAGGATCAGGCACAGGACTTCGTGGACACTGAGCATTCCACGACGGACCCTCTGCGAATACGGTTGCAGTCGTCGTCGTACGTTTCCCCGGACTACCCATGGTTTGTGATGCTCAAGCGGCCGGTGCTTAAGGGCCACTTCAACTCAGCGACGGCAGCCCAGGAGTTTGCGGACTTGGTCAGCGGCGTTTTGGTCGAGGCCGACTCTGAGGCCGAGGACTCTCTGGTCGGTTCATGGCAGTGAACGCTTCACGGGACATCCCCGTATCAGACTCGTCTTTGAGCGCGGGGGTTGATATTACGGGGACTGAATGGGCGAAGGGTTCAGGTCGCAGGATTCAGGCCGGAGGCAGGAAATCCGGAGGGGGAAGGGCGAAGGATTCAGGCCGGGGGCAGAGGGCGTTGGGCAGGAAATTCGGAGCGGATATTTCAGGGGTCAGGGATGAGCGTTAAGGCCCGGTCGTCAGATAGCCAGCGTCGGGTTGTCGCGTCGAGTACGAGATGGATGTCGAAGGCGGCGTGCCGGAACTACCCGTACTTCTGGTGGGAGGAGTCAGTCGGTCCGGAGGCGCGGATGGCAAAGGCGATCTGCTGGCAGCAATGCCCGGTTCGCCAGCAGTGCTACGAGCAGATCATGGCCTACGAGCAGGACGGCGACTTGGGGTGGCGAGCCGGTATCTGGGGCGGGGTCAGCGCGTATCAGCGTAGGTTGATTGCTAAGGGCAAGATTCCGGGAGCCGACGCGCCAGTCCGAGGTTTACAACAGCGGGGACAAGGCCGATAGCGATGGCTGATTTCGAGGTTGACTACGCCGGGGCGAAGATGTCAGGCACCCCGGCTGATCTGAGCCTGTCCACCACGGGCGGGACGATGACCGGGCCGTTGATCCTGGCCAAGGATCCGGAGCAGCCATTGGAGGCGGCGACCAAAGAGTACGTGGATGGTCAGGCCACAGCCGGGCAGGCGTACGCCGACGCCCAGGCCACAGCCGGGCAGGCGTACGCCGACGCCCGGGCGCGCAACGCGCAGGATACGAACTGGATTTCCGCGACGTTGCAGAACTCCTGGTCGGACTACGACGCGGCGGTCTACGGCAGTGCGGCGTACTACAAGGACTCAGCCGGGTTCGTGGCGCTGCGAGGTAACGTCAAGCACGCTACGGCTGGATACACCGGGACGATGTTCACCTTGCCGTCCGGGTACTGTCCGGACAAGACTGTTGTGGTCCCAGCATGGTCGGTATTTCTGATTGCTCAGGTTACGATCACGACGGCGGGAGCGGTTGCTGCGACGTTCTACCCGTCAGGCAGCGGTTCCGGGTCAGTCATACTCTCGGGAATTCGGTTCGCGACGTTCTAGTCGGTAGGGCGTATCAGGGGTATGGCATTTCAACAGGCGGCAGGCCGTTGCGCCAGATGCGGACGCAGGCTACCGGCCAACGGAACGTCCGGAGGGGCGGTTGCGGTCAACGGGGCGTGGTTCGGCCCGGAATGCGTCAAGCACATTTGGGCGGTTGCCGGGGAGTCGGATCAGCAATACGTCGAGCGCAAGCAGGCCGAGGGGCAGGGAGGCAGCAGCAATGGCAATGAGGACTGATACTGATCTCAGTCGGACCCCGCTGAGCGGTTGGGTCGTTTTGCTCGGGTACTCCGCAGCGGTTGCAGCCGTAGCAGTCGGGATAGACAGGCTGCGCCGAGGGCAGCAGCGATGAGCGGTAACTACGGGTTGGTCAGCAGCGTCAGTCAGTTTGAGGCGTTCGTAGACAGATTGCTCGCGGCAGGCAGCCCGTTCGGGTTCGACTTGGAGACCGGCTATGACGGCCCAGATACCGCCAAGGCTGCGGTTCAGCCCGACCGACCGGAGTCCAAGATCGTCGGTTTCAGTTTCTCAGGCGACCCGGGTTGGGCCAGGTATTTGGCGTTGGCCGACAGCCGGGGGGAGTACTTGATCTCTAGCGAGGTCGTCCCCGGGTTATGGCGGTTGTTGCGCAGCGGGAAGGCCGTCGCGGCGAACGCCAAATTCGAGGCCCGGTGGACGGCCAGGTTGTTCCGGGAATGGGCGGCAGGGCCGGGAGCAGGGACGCAGGAGGCCGAGCAGATAGCGGCGACGCAGGGGTACGTTCCGTGGCACGCAGACACCATGCTGATGTCGTACGTCGCGGCGGAGTACCCCAGCCACGGGTTGAAGTTCCTGACGCAGGAGGTTTTCTCTCACGACCAGGCTGAATTGCTGTCGTTGTTCCCGGGTCTGCCCAAGAACCGGAGCAAGAGTCTGCGGTTCAACGCCTTGGAGTTGACCCCGGCAGTCGTCTCGTACGCGTGCGAGGACGCGGCCTGGACGCTGGCGCTGTATCGGCATTTTCTGCCCAGCGTCAAAGACTCGATGATCTACAAGACGGAAATGGCGATCATGCCGATCCTGGCCCGGATGGAGGACGCCGGGATCGTCTTCGACTGGTCGGGAATGGTCCAGGCCAGTCGGGAGGTCGGGCAGTTTCTGGTCGCGATGCGCGCACAGGTCATGGCCGATCTCTCCGCGTTGGTCGGGCACGAGGTTGATATCAACTTGGGTTCCCCGGCGCAGGTCGGCAAGGTTCTCTACGAGGACTTGGGGTTGCCGGTATCCAACCGGACGGCCACCGGGAATCCCAGTACCGACGCAGGCACCCTCGGGATGCTCGCGGACAGATACCCGGTCGTTCAGGCGATGCTGGACTTCAAAGAGGTCAGCACTCTACAGGCCAGGTATCTCACGAAGTTCCCGGCAGAGTTCAACTACGCAGCAGACGGCAGGGCGCACCCGAATCACATGCAGGCCGTCGTCCCCTCGGGGCGTTTCAGCGTCAACGATCCGGGTTACCAGCAATTGCCGAAGAAGTATCGGTACGAGATCGCAACAGATAACGAGGGACTTGAAGGGGGGTCCGTTGTTCAGGTTCGGGACGGCAAGCAGGTTCTCGATCTGAACTTTCGGAACTTCGTTGGATCGCCTCAGGGCGCAAGGATCATTGGGTTCGACTACAGCCAGGTCGAGTTGCGGGTTCTGGCCGGGGAGTCAGGGGAACCGGCGTTGTTGAGGGCGTTCGAGTCGGGGGCTGACGTCCACAAGGCGACGGCGGCGTTGCTGTTTGGGGTTGGGGTCGATCAGGTCAGTCCGGATCAGCGGCAGCAGGCCAAGGGCGCGAACTTCAGCCTCATGTACGGGGCTGGCCCCAAGAATCTCAGCGAGCAGTTGCGGATCAGTCTGGAGCAGGCCAGGGAACTCTACGACACCTATTTCAGGGTTTACTCCTCGGTCGGGGCGTGGAAGCAGCAGCAGGTTGCGTTCGGACGCCAGCAGGGGTTCGTTCGGACCAAGTTCGGACGAAAGATTGTCATTCGGGAGTTCGGCTCCCCGGATAGTTGGATTCAGGCCAAGGGCGAACGGTTGTGCGTCAACGCTCCGATTCAGGGCAGCGCGGCTGATTACATGAAGATTGCGATGGTCAGGGCCGACGCAGCGATCAAGTCCGCAGGGTTGCAGGACCGGGTTCAGTTGGTCATGAACATCCACGACGCATTGGAGTTCTACGTCAGCGACGAGATCGCGACCGCAGACCTGATTGAGATTTTGTCCCCCGCAGTCAGTTTCCCGGTCCCGGGATGGCCTCCGATTCTGGCCGAATGGCACGAGGGTCAGCGCTGGGGCGAGGTCCGGGACATTGACCTGTCGGAGATCAGCAGCGCAGGGACGAGCAGCGGTCAGGCAGAGCAGTCGCAGACGACAGAACGCGATTCTGCGGCCTTGGAGCCTCAGGGGGTTGTAGAGGTACGCAGGGCGCAGGAAAGTCCGTTACAGGTCGATGCACAAGCCGTAGAACAGGGGTCTGAGGGTTCAGCACAGACGGTCTACGTCGATCTGGAGCAGTTGCCCTACGAGACGGAGTACCGGGATTTCCTGGAGTGGGCGCGCAGTCGTCCGGGGACGGCAAACGTCGTGGTCCGGGTCGAAGGGCAGGAGGTCAAGGTCGGCAGGTTCGCGTTGTCGATCTCCGATTCTGGGGAGGTCGCGACGATTCTGACTGGGGCCAGGATCGTTCTGGGGGCCGGTTCGGTTGATCGGGACGCGTTGGCCGGTTCAATCGACTTCTGAAACCCGTATCAACAACGGAGGCGATACGAGATGCGAGTCGTAGCAGGTAGGGGCTCGAAGGTTCGACAGGCGGCGCTGGACCGGATCTGGAACGGCGCGGTTTTGTCGCAGCCTACTGATTTCATGGATTTGGTTCGACAGGCGGCACAAGAGGTACGCAGGGCGCAGGCGTGGCAGGACAGAACAGGTAAGCAGGACGAAGCGGCGTAGATCAGAACGAAAGAAGCGGGCAGTACGCGACAGGAGCACAAGATGAAGGTCCGGGTTGGTTGGTCAGGAGAAGAGAGCGACGGGACGTGGAGCAAGAACGACGTTGAGTTGGAGGAGTCTGATTTCGAGTCGTTCAAGGCCGAGTACGGGCTGAAGGACGACGTTTCGGCAGTTGAGAAGTATCTGTTCCTGGAGAACGAGGCCACGGCGATGCTGACGGCTTGGGTTGCCAAGACCTCGCAGCGGTACGGGAAATCAGCGCAAGGTCAGTTCGAGGGCATCAGGGCGCGCAGGCAGGCGTTGCTCGGTCGGCTGAGCGCGGACAGCAGCGTCGAGACGGTAGACGGGTAAAAATGGGCGCGCTGGAGGATTTGACGGCCCGGTTGGAGCAGTTGACCGCTGAGGCGTTGGAGATCAGGTTCGGGGTCTACGGGGACAGCGCACCGGCAACCCTGCCGGAGGCGGGGACGGCTCCACAGGAGGTTCTGGAGTCGCTGGTCAGGGTTCGCAGGCGGCTGGACCGGGTTGAGGAGATTCTGGCCGAGGTACTGGCGATCTCAGGGAAACTTTCGCGGTTGTCCGCAGCCATTGAGGCCAGCGCCAGCGAGAAATGGGACGAGGCGCTGGTATCCGATCCCAGAATCAACAACGGCGGGTTCGTCGCGCCCAAGGAGAAGTACGCGCAGGCCAATTTGACCACGCTGACCGAACGGCGCAAGGCGGTTCTGGCCAGCGACTACGCGAGCAAGGGGTCGGAGGCCGTCGATATCGTCCGGCTGGCCCATCGCGGGTTGGACGCGCTGCGCTACGACCACGTTGTCATGATCCGGGCGACCACGGTCATGACCAGCCTGGAGGGCTGAAAGGTAATCGGTCGCAGACCCGTATAAGAAGTGCGCGGCGGCAAGGACCGCGCCAAACATCAGGAGAGCAGGCACATGGGCAGGACAACGTTCGATCCGAAGAATCAGAGAGTCGATCCGTCGAAGTTCCCGAAGATCAAACTGGAACGGGACCAGAGCGCGCGGATCATGCTGGTGGACAAGGCTCCGATGGAGGAGTGGGTCCACACTCTTCGCGCCCCGAAGATTCTCAACGGGGTTCCGCAGACGGAGGTCCGGCGACGCCGGGACGGCAGCGAGTTCACTGATTATGTCAGGGAGTACATCTCGCGCACGGTCTGTCTGGGAGACCCCGGGATTCTGGAGGAGAAGGGCGTTGACCGGAAGAACTGCCCGATCTGCGCCATGGCTGATTCGGAGATGACCCAGCCGCCGGAGCGTCGGTTCGCGCAGCACGTGATCGAGTACGCGACCAAGCAGGGCAGCACGGAGATCGCCACGCCGTTTCAGGTCAGTCTCAAGGTCTGGGCGTACACCGAGCGCACGTTCGACAAGTTGGTCGGATTCGCAACCGAGTGGGGCGACCTTCAGAAGCATGATCTGCTGTTGGGGCCGTGTACCAATCCGACCTATCAGCAGTACGACATCAACATCAGTCCGAAGGCTGAGTGGCTGGCCAGCGACGAGCGCAAGAAGTTGGTCGCGGACACCTACAAGGAGAACAAGATCTCCGATAATGACTTGTCGGACTTCTGCGGCAAGCGGCGGCAGCGCAAGTACATTGATGAGGATCTGGCGAACATCAAGCAGCGCTGGGCAATCGTCAACGCCGGACAGGACGCAGCCAGCGGCCCTGATTCCGCGATGGAGTCGTTGGACGAGGGTCTGGAAGATCTGCTGACTTCGCAGACCGGCATGGCCAGCGAGCCCAGCGTGCAAGAGGTCGGCAGCGCTTTGGACATGGGGGTCACCGACGAGCCCCCTTTTGAGGAGTCGGCGGAGCCGGAGGTTTCGGTTGAGACTCCGCCTGTCGTCAAGGAAGAAGTCGATTTTGACGACCTGCTCGGGATGGGCAAGTAAGTGCTGTTGGGCACGCCGAAGAGCGTTCTGGGCATTGATCTGGCCAGCCGGTACAGCGCGGCGGTGCTGTGGGACGGCAGTCGGGTCAGTGCCCAGTTCGACTCGGTCGGACTGAACCCAGGGCAGTTCGTCGCCAAGGTTGCAGAGGTTGCGGCTGACCATCGTGTGCAGGAGATTGTGGTCGAGGACATTCCCCACCACGTCAAATGGACCGGGTTGGTCAAGAAGGTCTGTCGGTTGCAAGGCCGGATATTGGCGCAGGCGGAGTACGCGGTCTGGTTCGTTCCGCCAGCGGTCTGGCAGCGGTCCTACGACGGGGTATGGCGCGCGGGGCCGGGCGGGGCGAGCGAGGCCGCAGCGAAGTTGGGGTATCAGGCTCCTGATTTCAGTGATGACCCTCGGTTCGAGCCGTTGGCGAAAACACCGGGAGAGCGCAGGCGGTTGCGCAAGAAGGTCGAGTCGGACTATGTCGATGCCTACCTGATTGCGCGTTGGGCCGCGAATCAGCCGGATCTGTCGCAGGTTCCGAACGTTCAGCGAGGAGACGAGTAATGAGTAGTTGGTCAACGACAGGAAGCGTCGGCAGTACTACCAGCGTCAGCGGCGTGAAGATTCCAGTCAGGGAGCAGGTTCTCGATCAGGCCAAGTCCCTGATTTCAGGAGATCGCGCGCAGACTTACGGCAGCGCGCAGAGAAATTTCAGTCAGGTCGCGCAGTTGTGGAAGGCCCAGTTCGGGTGGGACGTCAGCGCAGCCGACGTAGCACAGGCCATGATTCTGCTCAAACTGGCGCGGTTGTCCGTTCATCAGGAACATCAGGACTCGTGGACGGATATCGCAGGCTACGCAGGACTCGGCGCTGAGGTTGGCGGAAATAGTGTTTCGCCGTAAGCGGGGAACTGGAACGGTCACGGTGGACGTTCACGGTAAGCGGTTCACGTTGCGGCCGGGGGACACGTTGAACGTTGGTACTGATCTCAATTTCTACCCTACTCCGGGGCAGTCGGCACGCATTGAGATGAGCGGGAACATTTCGGTTCCGGTCAAGATCATCAAGGTCGGCTGATATGGCCGCGAAGAAGCCGGAGTCGTTCAGCGCCATGCGAGCGCGGCTGGCCAAGCAGTACAACACACACATTGGTCCGTTGGGCGAGGTCGCGCCGGAGGTTGATTTCATATCGACGGGCAACTTGGCGATTGACCATATTCTCGGCGGCGGCTTTCCCAGGGGACGCCTGATTGAGTTGTACGGTCCGCCGAGTTCCGGCAAGAGCACTAGCGCATTGCAGGCCGCAGCCGCGTTTCAGCGTCGGGCCGAAGCGGGGGAGGTCGGGTACGCAGGCAAGGTGATTCTCTACATGGATCATGAGAACGCGATGGACCCGGCGTACGCGAAGGCACTGGGGGTGGACATTGATAGTGACATGTTCCTGTTCGCGCAGCCGGACTCGTTGGAGGACAGTGCGAACATCAGCCGGGAGTTGGTTGCCAGCGGTCAGGTCGGGCTGGCGATTTACGACTCCGTTGCGGCCATGATCCCCAAGGCGGCGCTGGAAGCCGAGACGGGCAAGGCGTCGGTTGCGTTACAGGCCCGGGGCATGGCTGATTTCCTGAAGGCGTTTGTCGGGGAACTTCACGCGCAGGGCACGACGGCGATCTTTCTCAACCATCTGGCCGAGGTCATTGATATGGGCGGGGGCGGTCGGCCGGGCGTGAAGCGGTACACCACGCCGGGCGGTCGGGCGTTGAAGTTCTTTGCCTCGGTGCGCGTCGAGTTCCGGCAGGTAAAGAACATCACCGAGGACGTGTACGACGATCTGACCAACGACACGACCAAGCAGGTTATGGCGACCGACGTGAAGGTCAAGGTGGTCAAGAACAAGGTCGCTCCGCCGTTCAAGCAGGCCACAGTCAGGGTCAGGTACGGCAAGGGGTTCGACCAGGCGTACAGCGCGTTCGATGTACTGCTGAAGTACAAGAAGGTGATTGCGGCAGGCGGCGGTTGGTTCTACTTCGACAGGCTTCCGGAGTTGGCGGCGGATATGCCGATGTCAGGGCCGGAGGGCAAAGAGCGCCCGGCGCTGCGGGGATTGTCGAACGTGCTGCGGTACGCGGAGAACAATCCGCAGTGGCAGGGGTTGCTGGTTGAGGCGGCGAAAGACTGTCTGAGGTCAGGTACTGATAACGAGTCGGTCGAGATCCCCGTATTAGAAGCGTACGAGTCAGACGACACGGATGAGGACGACGATGAGCACAGTGACGATTGACCAGATGCGCGACAAGTTGATCACGGTTGACGAGTTGCGCGCGGAGTTGGCCGAGACGGAGCCGGTCACGTATCGCGGGTTCGCGTCGGGAGATCCCATTGGGTTCAACATCGCCTCGGAGTGGAATCACGGGATTGATCTGGTCACGGATACTGACGAGGTCAAGGCGCAGGTTCGGTTCGACAACGACAGTCCGTGGCTGTCGTTGACCAAGGAAGCGCTGTTGGAGTTCACCAGCGCGTGCGGGTTGAGTAAGGCGTACGTCCAGAGGGCTCCGGCGCATCTGATTACTCCGCAGTTGGAGTATTGGTTCCGGGGCGGATTTGGGCAGCGGGACTTCCGGGCGTTGCAAGTCGGCACCGGGGAGCAGGCCAAGGTTACGGCGCTGACCAAATCCACGATCACGCCGTTCAGCAATTTGACGCTGTTGGACAGGGCGCAGGAAGCAATCTGTCGGACGTACGGGGACAACGCGGAGATCCTGTCTGATTACAAGCGGACCCACAACTTGCGGCAGACTGCGTTCCGGCTGATCGTGCCGGGGCACCAGCGAGTGATCAGCGGCCCGGGAACGGCCACCGACGACACCTGGAGCGCGGGGATTCAGATTCGCAACTCGCTCATTGGGCTCACGCAGACGCAGATCGACGGGTATCTGTTCCGGTGGTGGTGTACCAATGGGGCCATTGATACCAAGGCCAGCAGCGGCACTTGGAACCGGAAGTCAGGCGGTCAGGGCGAGGATGTCTACGAGTGGGCGCGTGAGGCCGTGGACAGCATTCTCGGAGGGCTGGAGCATTCGTTCGAGGCGGTCGAGGCGCTGACGCAGGTTCCGCTGGACGAGGACGCGGCGATTGTGCTGCGGGACTTGTTCGAGACGTACAAGGTTCCGGTATCCACGCGTAGCCGGATCATCGACAACATGGTCAACGCTCAGGGCGAATTGAGCATGTACTCGATGATGCAGGCGGTGACCGAAGCGGCCAACGCAGCGGACTTGGAGCCGAATCACGCGGAGCACCTGATGCGGGTCGGCGGGGATCTCCCTCACGTTGCTCATGATCGGTGCGAGGCGTGTCACCGGCTCACGGTGTAGCCCGGGGCCGATAGTACGGGCATGTGGTGGCTGGGGATTGCCGCTGTCGTCGTAGCGGTGTGGTTCGGCGTTTCGTGGGCGTTCATGGCGGTTGTGTTCTGGAACGTTGAGCACAGCCGAGATGGATTCTGTGCCTGTAAGAAGTTCGCGCTGAGTGGTCGGAAAGCAGTAGTCACGGCGACCACGGAGCATTCAGAGCATCGGTGTGAAGTTCGGACAGCCGGTACTGGTCTGGTTGGATCTGGAGACCACAGGGCTTGGGGACGACGCGGAGATCGTTGAGGTTGCTGTAGTGCTCACTGATTCAGATTTGGTCGAGGGGCCAAGTTGGCAGGAGACACGGATTCCCAGCCCGACCGGGCGTAGGCAGATACTGGAAACGCCCGAGGTTCTGGGCATGCATCGAACGTCAGGGCTGTGGGACGAGATCAACGTCGAGTCTGCGACCGGCAGTCGGGACGTCGGCAGCATCGACCACACGCTGACGCAGATGCTCATTGCCAGCCGGGAGAAGTACGGGGCTGATTGCGTGTTCTACCTGGCAGGCTCAGGAGTGGCCGGATTCGACCGTAGGTTCATCAAGCGGGACTTTCCCCGGATGGACGCGATGCTGCACTATTCGTCGGTCGATATGGGCATTGTGCGCAGGGCGATGCAGATTGTCGGCGGCAAGACGTTGCCGATGGTCAGCAACCTGAATCCGCATCGAGCAATGTCGGACGTTAGAACGGCGATTTCGTCGGCCCGGATTCTCAAGGGTTTATCGCTTCGGTAGGGCTCGGGTAGCGGTCGTGGATCTGGTATTCGATCAGGGGGCAGTGCTGTTCGGGGATTGCGTCGAACGGCTCAAGGAGTTGCCCGATAACTGCATCGACAGCATTGTCACTGACCCGCCGTACGGTCTTGAGTTCATGGGTAAGGATTGGGACGCCCCGTGGAAAGATGCACGCACCGATTCACGGAGTAGAGTGCGTCACGGTCACGCTGCAAGTTACAAGGTGAACCCGGCCAAAACAGGTCAGCAGTTCCAGGCGTGGTGCGAACAATGGGCCGCAGAATGCCTACGGGTATTGAAACCGGGTGGACACATTCTGAGTTTCGGTGGAACGCGAACGTATCACCGGATGGTCTGTGCGATTGAAGATGCTGGATTCGAAGTTCGTGATTCGATCCACTGGATTTATGGTTCTGGATTTCCCAAGTCTATGAATGTGTCCAAGGCCATTGCCAAATCAAGGCAGGAGGACAGTACGGAATGGGAAGGGTGGGGGACTGCTCTTAAACCTGCACATGAACCGATTGTATTGGCGCGCAAACCGTTGGAGGGATCAGTTGCTAAGAACGTTCTGAAGTACGGCATAGGCGGGTTGAACATTGACAATTCTCGGGTTACTGACGGTAGGTGGCCCGCCGACGTGATTCTGGATAGCGCCGCTGGTGCTGTTCTTGACGATCAAGATGGGGCATGTGTATCAGGAGCATCAAGGTTCTTCAAGCAAGTGGATTGGGAACCCGAATACGACGCACCGTTCATCTATCAGGCCAAAGCGAGCAAGAAGGAACGCAACGCGGGAGTTGAGCATATTCCGGCTGTGTTTTCACCGACTATGGGCAATGGTATTGGCGGGAAGGAACATGACCCCGACACCGCAACGCCGAAGCATAATCACCACCCGACCGTGAAGCCCGTGGCGTTGATGCGGTACCTGATTCGGATGGTCACGCCTCCGGATGGGATTGTGCTCGATCCGTTCATGGGTAGCGGGACAACAGCGGTAGCGGCCATTCAGGAGGGGTTCTCATTTGTGGGGTGCGAGTTCACTGAGGACTACCTACCAATCGTGCAGGGTCGGATTGAGTATGCTCTGAATCCAGATCCGCCTCAGGTTCCTGTCGAGGTTCCGGAGCCCGTACTAGTTCCAGATACGTCAGAGGACAAAGTTGATCTGTCAAGTTTTCAGGAGATGTTCCCAGGGTTGACATAAGGCAAGCACATGGTTTACGATGGGGATGCAGCGGAATGGGATCTGCTGTAGAGACGGAGATTGGCTATGTGGGTGATGACAGGGTTCGGAATTCTTATGCCTGCGATACGTCCGCCGCACACGGTTCCGGAGGACGACAACCGGACGATTCAGGTGCGTGCGCGTCGTCAGCAGGATTTGGATATTCTGCGCGACGAGTACATGGGTGATGAGTTGGGGCCGACGATTGCAACGCCGGAGTTCGACTACAACTACCGTGCGTATTGCACGCCGGAGGCGTGGGGTCGCGCGCTGTACAACATGGCGCAGGACATCGACTACGAGAAGTTCAAGCCGACCACTGATCGGTACAACGATCACGAGTTGCACGCGGTTTACAACTCGATTTGGGGAACGGTCTGTCGGCTGAACGCGCCGTGGGGCGGGAAGTCAGTGTGGGGTTCGGGTTACTCCGGCACTACGTACAAGCCCGGTACTGCGGTCAAGGCCGCAGGCGTGGACGGGTACGTCGAGGTTGCAGGGCCACCGGAGAAGCAGTACAAGGGCTACGTGTGGGATAAGCCCAAGCAACCGGAGTTGGTCGAGGCTGAGCCCGAGTTCGCGGACGGGTCGGACGAGGCCGACCCGGAGGCGCTGCCTGTTGATCCTGATGAGGATTGGGCGTTGAGTATCCTGCAAATGTCAGAGGAGGACTGGGATTACTTCCTGACTGACGAGGAGAAGATTCAGGTCGCGTCGAAGTTGCTGGGAGCAAAAGCGGTCGTAGCCTGATAGAACGCAATGGCCGGGGTCGAGGTCCGAACCCATCCCCCGAGGATCTCCCCCGGTCATTGCCATTTCTTGACATAAGTCAATAGAGGTGTTACCCTGAAAGGGAGAGGTCAGGGGTTGGCCTTGGGATGGGGAATCATGGCGACGGTCACAATCACAATCAAGACGGATAACGCGGCGTTCGAGTTCGGCGGTCCCGGGGTTGAGTTGGCAAACATTCTCAATGACTTCGCGAACCACGTTGCTCCGTACAGCCCGATCTGGAGTTTCGACGGTATGAGCCTGATGGACTCCAACGGCAACAAGGTCGGGACGGTGACGGTCAAGTGACGGTCTACGACGAGTTCCCGGGTTTCGAGTACGTCACTCTGCTGTGCCCGGTGTGCCTGGACTTTGACGCGGAGTGGGTCGAAGAGGAGTTCTTGGACTACTCCCCCGGCGACACGTACTGGGAGAACTGGCAGAAGTTCTACGTGTGCTCAACCTGTGGGCACACGCAGTCGCAGAGCACGTATCAGCAGGTATGAGAAAAGGGGTTGGAGAAATGACAG